GCAAAGATCGAGACTTAAAGATACAAAGACAACGGGTACTTTATCGGGGGCTTACTGTTTTCTCATAATGAAACGCTATTTAAATAAAACAATAACAATGCTCCAATAAAAGACGGGAAAGGGAACTTTCTCCAAAAAACTGGAAAACTTATAAACAAAGAAAGTTCCGCTTTCCCGTTGCGTTTCACCTTGAGAAGGCAGTGGGTGCATTAACACTCCACACGGGGGTCGGAACTATATGATACCATTGGGCATAAAAAATGCCAACGGCAAAAGTTGGCGAACAATCTCGCCTTCTCAAAATGAAACGCACCACAAAGATGAGAGTTTATTTTGAAATGGCAAAAGAAAAACGGAGATTTTTTTGTTTGCTGTATAATCGAAAACTTTTTATTAATACTTCTACAATCATTTGCTTTAATGAAGTAGATAATGAAGATACTCCAGCTTGTGAATAGAGTAAGTTTTAGATTGTTATTACCTTGTTGAAATTTATGGAACTTTTTTCTGGAACAATACAATTATCAGAGAATATCATATACTCTTGCCCTTTTCCAACTGTAGCCGCACTATAATTTAGAGAATATTCGTACATTCGGAATTTTAAATAAAGGTCAAGAATAAAATCTTCTTTATCATAAGTTACCACCCACTTTATATTTTCTAATCCTGCGATTGCATTATAAATATCTCTATGGTCTTGGTCATCATAATAATTCATATAGAGACCCTTACCTTTTTTGTAGTAAGGTGGATCAAAGTAAAACAAGGAATTATTTGGTAGATTACTCTGTAGATTATGAATTAACTCTACTGCATCTAAATTATGCAATTCAATTTTGTCTTTATATAAAGCTATTAATTTAATACGTTTTTTCAAATCATCAGAATTATAACGAGCATCAATTAAATAATTCCCAGTTTGATTAAGCCCACCGATAACTCCCCCTTTTATAATACCGGAACGATTTGTCCTATTTAAAAAGAAAGTCGAAAATCCTAAAGATAATAGTTCGGCATTAGTTTTGTTTTTTTGAATTTCTCTTTGTTCATACCAAGTATCAATCGTGATAGGAGTATTTTCTATTAGCTGGCAGAATTCATCTGTATAATTTAAAATAGAATACCAAAAAGCAAATAATGAGCGATCTTTATCATTTATAATAATTTGATTGGCAACCCCGTTAATTAACAAAGAAAGAGCTATGGAACCTCCGCCAACATAGGGTTCTATATAGGTTCCCCCTATTAAATTATTTGCAACAAATAATTCAGAAAAGAAAGAAGATATCTTTCCTTTTCCTCCAGGGTATCTAAGTGGCGAGTAACGCATCATATAATTATTCTGATTCTATTTGAGACCACAAAGTTACCATAAAATCCTGAATATTATCCCAAGTTGTTTGAATATCTATTGGCACAGGGGAAAGTTTGTTACTATGTACATAAGCATTCATTGTATCCACTCCCCAAATAGAATTACGTTCTTTGGTTAATAATTTTACAGCTTTTAATATTGTTTCATCTGCAATTTTCTCTTTATATAAGTATTGACTAGCATCATTAACCTTCTGATACAAACTTCTTGAAGAATTGGAAGCCGAAATTTCTCCTTCTTTAAGTAATCCTTTTTTTTCAATGAAAGTATCTACACTTAATTCTAAAAAAACTCTCAAAGTGACAGCTGCACAATTAACAAAACTTCGAACATCTATTTTTTTCAATTCATCATAAATTTTATTTGCTTTTGGATTGGAAATCCTAATAATACAATTATTGGGTATAAGAGTTTTACGTTGGGTCGGAATAGACTTCTTTAAATGTCCCTTAGAATGCAAATCACTTCCCTCATTCTTTGCTGTATTATCTTCTTCTTCCAAATTAGGAATTTGTTCTAATGGATTATCCAACCTCCAAACTTCTCCTATTGTCTTATTCTTATCAGGCAGTTTTTCTCCTAAGCCTTGAATATAATCTTTTCTTTGCTTGGCATTATATATAGAACTAACCTTAAAATCTTTATCAGACAAATCTAAAATAATTTGCCCTAAGGCCTTAGCTATTTCTTCTTCTTCAAGATTAGAACTTAATTTAGAATTTATATACTTTAAACCCAAAATTTCCCGAACACTTTTATCTCCTAATAAACGAGCAAAATTTGTGAGTTTAATGTTTTCGGAAGCCCTCTTTACTTCTTCTTGTACGAAAGGAGATGTTCGTATGAAATCAATAGCTTGTATTTCTACAGACTTATTTTTTCCATGTTTTATATCAAATCTCTGTACTTGCTCTGGTTTCCACTCAACTATACCAACTCCATTCTGTTCTCCTGTATGTTCTAATCGAACCCATTTATCTGCCTCTTCTACATCATCATAAATATAGCACATTATTTTTCTAATCGGAGTTTCCATAAATCTTTCATGCAGCTTAAAAAAACGATTCTTTAATGAAGCATGTTTTTTAGAATCAATTAACTTAGGGTTAGCCATCAATTTTAATGCTGTGGTTCTTCTGTTTCCTTCCTTTACAAGAAATTTCTTGTTAGATTTCTTTGATGGCATAACATAAAATGGCTTGGGAGACAACCCATTCTCTAAAATATGTATCGCAATATAATAAATTTTGTCTCCTAATTTTGTTAGCATTATGTCTATAGCCTGCTTTTCATTCTCAACAGACTCAAAACGATCATTATCTGGATTTATAATTAAATTAGAAATACTGATAGATTTGTATTTTTTGTTTGTCATAATATTAAATGGCGAATCCTTCACTATAGTGCGCCTACAGGAATGAATAAACCTGAACCCAATCTTATGGGTTACACTATGGAAAAGGATTCATTTAATTCATTTTTTGGCGTTGCTAAAATAGTGATTTTATCAAACTTAACAAAATAAAAAAACTTTTTATTCTAAATTTAATTCATGATTATTTGAATAATGAAATAAAAAAGGCTTCCAACCCGTGGAAGCCCCTCTGTCATTAAAAACCTTACGGCCTCGCGATAGACCGAGAAGTATCTTTCATTATGTCGCCAAGCTCAGATAGAGCTAAAGATAGAGTATTCAGTTCATCAGCGGTGAAGTTGGCTGGTTTGCCGTTTACCGCACTTCCGTTAATCCGTTGATATAGCCATTGGCGTGTTCTGCCAAAATAGTGCTGGGCAATATACGACATAGAAGCGAAAGGCAATACTTTTTCTAAGGTCTGCCTGATTTCTACTGTTTTCACAATGGCTTGGGCTTCATTGATTGATTGCCTGGCACCATCTTGGAATGCTTGCGCAAACGCTTTTTTATCTTCCGGTGAAAGCGTCTGCAGAAAAGCCCTGAAACGTTTTTTATGGTCGGCCAATTCCTCCGGAGTATTGCATTTTACATATTCCGACTTCCATTTTCCCAATTCTTTCTGTACGTCCATAAGCCTAAAAATTATATGTTAGAGAAAAAGTAGCCCCCTCAAGGAGGGCTACCGTTTTCATTCAGCTTGTCTTGTGCATCATTCAAGTCATCGAGACAATCATTGATGCCTTCCTCAAGCTCCTCATCGGAAATCCAATCAGTATTCTGAATGTCATCCCAATAGAGGGAAAAGAAGCTGAGGTCTTTTTTCGCAGCTTCAATCCGAGCCTTTAGCTCTTCTTCTTCAGTCATAAAAAGATCGCGATTCTTAATGACAGTGCAAACATAATAACCTTTTGGTAATTACGCAAGGGAAAAAGGAGTTATTTTTGAGAGGCAGATGTCTTTTTAACATTATTATTCTATCCGGTAAAAAGTTCCCTTCAGTACCTTGCTTAATCCATCAACATCTATTTCCGTCTCAATCTTCTCGCACAAATACTGCTTGTTGCCTATAAGAAACACCTTATTCACATCTGGCAGCTTATTGGCTTGGAACTGGATTGTGTAAGGGATATTGGAGTGAAACAGACTGAGTGTCGACAACCGATGTCCGACACTGTCCGGACAAACATCGTTCAAGCTTAGGGAATACGGAAGGAAGTCCGTGAGCTGTGCTCCGGTCTTCTGCTGGTAGTCCGTAAAAGGATAGGCATAATCATAGGCATGTGTCTGACCGCTGTAAGTTACGTTCTGCCGGTTGAACTTACCGGTATTGACAGCCACTTCCATGTGCCCGTTTTTTTCCTGCTTCTCCTTCAGCTCCACGTCACCGTTTATGGCTTCCTGGACATTGAAGCGCTCCTGCTTGGCAACAGTAGCCTGGTAGCCCACCGCGGGTATGTTCAATACCATGGAGGTGTACGGACGGGACAAATCGTAATCAGCTACAGAGCCATACACACCGACATTGAACTGAATAATTTTAGCCGGGACGATTCCGAGTGAGGTCTCTACATCGGACGATTCCGGGTCACGGATTAAATCCGCATACAAATTGACTTCACGCAGCGTATTCTTATCATTTTCATTGTAGTTGATATAATACCGTTTACCAACAATAAAGATTGTACTTTTCTTGTCACCGTCACCCATTCCGTTGTATGCGGTCAGCATTGCATCGTAAGAATCATATTCTTGTTTGTATGCAGCCTCTATGATGTCCCTTTCAATTCGCAGATAGCCGTCATCCGTATGGGAAGGCAGATTGTAGCCCACATTGCCAGTGCTCAAGTCTTTCTCATTCTTTTCATCTTCAATATCCACAGTGAACTCCCGTAGCAGGGAGGATGCAGGAATTATCTCCTTTCCGGATTCTGTAAAATAATCGTTAAGCCCTACGAGGCTCACTACTTTGGTGCGTTCGTTGACCACTGTAACCGCACAAAGGAATTTCTCCAGTTCATCAAAGAATTCGGAAACAGTCCAGTGCGGCAATGCGGCGGCCACCCGGTTGCTGCTTACCGCGCTGCATACATAAACGTTCCGCAAGAAATTGTTATCAAAGAAGGAGGTATCGAACCTATAGCCAAAATGCCCCACTATTCTCTTGATGACTGTCAAAAGGTATGGTTGTACACATCGACGGCCATAATAGGGGCAAAGGGTAAAATTGTTCGTGCCGAACTCATAGATTGCATCGTTCTGAAGGTTCTCCCATTTGGCTTCTTGATAGAACACCGGCAACCATACAGCTTCAATGTCGTCCACCGAACCGTAGTAGTTCACCATATTGGCAGGTGGCTGGAAACGGTTCTGATTGTTGTTCGGCCAACTGATTGTACCTAAATCAAGTTCGTCAATATACAGATCATCATTCGTCAGCAGATTAAATTCCGCATTACCCGATACGAGCTGTACCTTAACCAGTGCATCTTCTACTGAGAGTAAAACCGCACTGCCGTAAAGCAGGCATCTGGCGTCAACGATGAGTGTGGCCGGAAGGATAGTCTTTTTTTTCGTCACATCCAGTCTGTTCACGTGCTTGAATATGGCATGATTGGCAGGCATGGGGAGTTCTATGTCCAAGGAGTAATTGGAACTGCGGGTGAAATACGGATTCTCGGAGGTGAACGTAATGTTGAACCCTTCAGGAAGGGCGGCCAATTGCCCGTCAATGTATAATTCTGTCATTGCTTGTTGCGTGATTTATTGTTGTTCAACTTCTGATATTCTTTTTGTGCCTGGTTGATACCCCGTTTGCCGGTAACATAAGTTTCCGCTACCAAAGGGGCATCCAGCCTGTTTTTAAGCTTCCGCAATACGCGGGTACATTCTATCAGCATCGCCACCATAGCCGGGTCATTGGTCGTCGTTGTGGCGCTGGCAGCAGGTGCTTTGGCTGGTACGGTACGTGTACTCTTTCCGGAACCTGCTACAGCCGCTATGTCAGCTGTCAGATTACCAACATTACCGCTACGCTGTGCCACGTCAATGGCGTCGAATATCGGTCGCAGATTCGGGTTGGCCACAGCAAAACGGTTGGCGACGAATTCGTTGGAATGCACGATACCTTGCGGCTGGTCCCAGTTACCGGGACTGGTATAACCACCAGTGTAGAAATTGCCGACCATCCCTTTTACTACAGCAAAAGCCGTTTTGATGGCAGCTACTTGGGCAGCTGCTTTAGCGGCACCGATAAAGGAAAATGGAGCTGTTGCCGCCAAATTTTTTGCGGTGATTTCCAGTATGGAGATTTCAATAACACGTTCCAAAGCATCCAGTGCCATCATAATGGTTTCACGTAAGAAATTCTTCAGCGAAAGTTCGCCAGTGGCAATCATTTCACCAATCGTTTCTCCGAAGTCGGAAGCGATATCCGTCACCAGAGAGGCATATTGCCTATGCATTTTCATGGTTTTGTCGTATTTCTCTTTCTCGGCATCGGTCTGGGCTTCGGCCTGCTCCTTCTGTATCTCCGTACGTTGTTCCTCAGTCAGTTGGTAGTTGTGAAGCAAATCATTCCAATACCGTTTCCGAATCTCGTTCACCTCCTGGGAGAAATCCTCCTCGGAAGTCAGGTTCCTATAATGATAGGAAGCTGCTTCTTCCAATTCGATACGGAGTTGTTTCTGACGAACTGAAAGGCGTTCTTTGGCAATCTTGTCTGATGCTTTCTGACGCTCCTTTTCTGTCTTTTCATCCTGTTTTTTACATTCTTCATTGAACTTGATTTGTGCCTCCAGCATCTTTACCTGCAACTTCTCACGTTCATGCGGCTCCAGCCCCATTATCGCCAATTTCTCATCCAAAGTCTTTTTCTCCAAATCTATCTGAAGGGCAGTATATCCCTCGTTAGTCTGGATTTCTCCCTCAAGATAAAGCTTCTGGAGATGGGTGAGCTGTTGCATGTGGTTAGTCTCTATATCCTCCAATTCCTTGCTGACACGTTTTTTCCGCTCTTCTTCAGATTCAGAACCTCCACCACTGCCACCGTTTCCGGTAATTGTTGGAGAATCTGGAGTAATAGTCTTGTATTTATCGTTGATGGCAAGCAACTGGGAGGTATAATCCTGCATCATCTGTTCGTAATACCGAACGTTATCGTCAAGACGTTTTTTCTGGGTAGCCCATACGCGGTATGCAGTGGGTGATATCCCGTTGACTGTTGCAAGTTCCTCAACGGACTTGTCCATATTGATGGGGTCATTTATCTCCCATTCGAGATTTTTAAATTTCATGGCATCGGAACCGTTCTCCTGAATCCATTCTGACCTTTGTGCCAGGGCTTCTTGTAATTTGGCATTGGCCGCTTGCTGTTTGGCTGTGAGCAACAGCTTTTCTACATAACCGTCCAGCGCTTGCGTGTTGTTGTTGATAAGCACCCCCTCTTCCGTCAATGAAGCATGATATTCCGGAACAATGGACTGAATATCTTCTAATGCAGCCTTCCGTTTTTCATATGGTTCTTTAGAATCCTCAAGTACTTTCCGTAAAGCATCCAGCTTATTTTTTTCTTCGCTAATGCTTTTTTCAGCCTCTCTATTCATAACCACCAGTTCCTTTTGCCTACGTGCTGCAGCAGAAGTACGCTGAGCGTAGATATACAGTCCTGTTGCTGCGGCTGCAACGGTTGTGGCAATAGCACCAAAAGGATTTAATCCTAATACCGCCCATGCTGCCCGTGCCGCTTTAGTTGCGGCAGAGAAGCGGAAGGTTAAAGTCTCCAGCGCTGCTCGGAAAAGTAGTGTACTTGCTGCCACTGTCCGGGTTACGATATTATGAGAGCGCATCTGTAATATCAACCTGCCTATTGCCTTGTAATCTCCTGCCAATGCGTCGTTCAAAGCAGTGGTGGCTACCCGATAAGCTGTTTGGATGGCAATTCCTGCTCGTAAGACTAAGTTGTAAGTAGTATGATAAAGGGATATGAGCTTTAATGTGGTATAATAAGCTGCCAAAGGAACCGTTAGTGTTATTACTGTTGTGCCCCATTTTTTGCACCAGTCAATCAATCCCGGCAAATATTTGAGCACATTGGTCAGCATATTCGTACTCACCGTCAGAGCCGGATTCAACTTCTCGCCAAGGTCAATGGCTGCCAGCTTCATCTTATTACGTGCCTGCTCCAGTTTGGCCTGTGCAGTATCACTGTTTATGGCCGCCTGCTCATACGCCACATTGGTACCGGTGACGGCAGCGGTGAAGTCTTTCACCATCTCTGTGTTCTGAAGGATTACGGATGCGGTATTGTAGCCTTCCTCCCCGAACATTTTCTTGATGGCGCCTGCGTCCATGTTCTTGTTCTTCAGATTCTCCAGTGCCTTATCCAACCCGACGATTTTGGGGTTGGTCTCGTCTGCTCCGGTCTGAAGAACCAAAAAGAATTTCTTCAATCCCGTTCCGGCCACTTCATCCTTTATACCTCGATAGGCAAGCGTTTCAATCAATGCGACCGTCTGTTCAATGGGAACATTGGCCGAAGCCGCTGCGGTACCTGCATTCCGGATAGCCTTTGCCTGGCTTGCGATATTGGCGGAACCTGCTTGGGAGCCGGCGGCCAATACGTTGGTAAACCGTCCTGCCTGGTCTGTTGCCGCCCCATATTGGTTGAGTGATAAGGTAAGTGAATCAACCGCTTCGTTCAGGGTGATGTCCTTGGCTGCCGCTTGCAACCGCATGGCTTCCTCCGTAACAGCCTTGAGCGCTTCCTTGTCTCCAAGCAGTTCCGGCTTGGCCGAACCGACCAGCATGAACGCATCCAGGATTTCGGCTGCCGACTGGCGGACACGCAAGCCCTCTTTTGTCATGGTGGTGGAAAGCGTCTTGGCCTGCCCGGTCAACCAGGCAATGCTGTCATCATCAAGTCCGGTCAAGGCTTTCAGCCCGGCCTGGGACTCCTCCAACTTGTTGCGTTCGTCTCTGATGGCGCGCAAGGCAAGGGTAAAACCGGTCAGGAAACCTATTACGGACAAGATAACTCCACCGAAACGGTTGAACCAGTCTACCATACTGCCAATACTGACAGTCGCTTTCTTGGTTTCGGTAGTGATGCCTTTTATCTCCTGGCGATGCCGTTTTAAAATCCCCTGAAGATGCTGTATCTTCGCCATGGTGCGGTTGTATTCCTCAGAGCCGCGTGTCATTTCCTTAATGTCACGCTGTAGGCGTTTCATCTCCAAATCAATGGAATTGATGTCATTCTTAATTTCCTTGCCATCGATGTACAAGTAGACACCTCTTTTGACAGTCTTGTCACTTTTTGCCATAACGTTTTTCAATTGTTATTTTATCAAACTTCTGAAGCACATTCTTGAGTGCCTGGTCACCGTAATACTCTCCGGATAAATCAGCCAGTGATTCGATGTTATCCACAATGGGAGGGTCTAACCAGGGTAGGGGACTTCGCCGGATAACGGCATAGTGTTCATCAACGGTACGCATGCGCCGGATGCGATATTCAGAAACACGTAGAGAACGCAGTTCTTGACGTTTCTTCTTATCGCTCCATGCCGAATGTCCCTTCATTATAATTCCGTTCTTGACGATATATCCACGCCCGGCGCCATATTCCCGGTAGGCACCATACCGGGCAAAGCAGAAACCCAGACCGACATAAGCCGGTCCACCTTCACGGTCTTTCAGCCAACGGGATTGCAGTTCCCTACGCAATCTGCCGGTTGCGTGTGTCCGTTGTAGAATATTTACGGAGGTATTCTTGACTTTCCACGTCCAGTTCTCAACTCCTCGATTGAATTTCTCGGAGGTCATTAAACTCTTTTCTTCAGTTATTGCCATAAAAAAGCCTTTAGTTCCGGACACAAAACTAAAGGCTGAAAAGAGTGGAAAAAAGGACAAGAATTCAACGGACAGAGAACTTGAAATCATTGACCCGGTTCAGCCATCCTTTCCGGAATACGAGCTGCGACGGGTCCCTTTTACAGATTTCTTCAATAAACCGGATTCTGTCTGTCTTGATAGCTTCGAACAGCTGCCGTTGGTTGGCCAGATTGATACTTGCAACCGTCTGAGGACCTACGATGCCGTCTACATTGATTTGCAGTAGTTGTTGTACCCTTGTGATACCGGGACGTCCGGAGGCCCACACCCAATCCACACAGATATTCGCAATGGACTGGTTGTGTATGAAGTCCGCTTGGTAACGGTCCCAATAATACTTCTTGAAAACATGAAAAACGTCGTCCGGAGTAATCATGCGTAAATCATCTGCATCAATGTCTCCGTCACCATCCTTGTCATAACCGCATGCTTTCCACGTAGACAAGGTTATCCCCATATTGGTTTTGCCACCTTTGTCATTTTTGTGGTCACTCCATCCGCCTTCCCATTTGCGGATGACCTTGAATAAGATTTCTGCTTTTGCCATAACTATGAATTAATAGAACAGTGGCAAAAGTAACATATGACTTAATTTTTATGTAGGACATGCATTCTCCGCAAATGGTCATCCAATGTTTTGGGGTTACATTTAAGCTTACGACAGATGGCTGCCTTTGAATAACCATATTCGAGCATAGTTCTAATGAGAGGTTCCTTTCCTGTAAGCTTGTAATGCGAATTCTTTCCACCAGATGGCCGGCCTAATTTCAGGCCTTCAGCCACACGACGAGCAAGCCCTGCTTTGGTTCGACGAGATATGTCTTCCCGCTCTTTTTGGGCGAATAGAACCTTGAAGAATGTATCCTGAACAGAATCCGAGTCATCCTTTACCAACTTATCATCCCGTATTTCAATAATATTGGCATTGGCCATGAGGCAATGAGATATAATAGCTATAACCATATATGCACAGCGTCCAAGTCTTGATAACTCTGTAACATATATAATATCTCCCTTATTTATTTTATGCAATATCTTACCTAACTTTCGCACATTAGGATGCCTGGCACCGCTCACACTCTCTTCAATCCATCTATCAATAACAAGCCCCTTACGCTTGCAATATTGCATAATCTCATACCGCTGATTTTCAACGGTCTGTTTTTCGCTGCTAACCCTTATGTAACCGTAATTCATAGCTGTTTTTTGCGAGAAAGTAATAAAATATCTACGAAAAAATAAAATATGAGATAATAGGTTTTCATAACCCGGAAGATTTGCCCCTTAAATGTATTAAGTATGGCAGATGATATTAAGGAAAATGCGATGAGTGGTGGAACTCCGGCACGGTTACGTGGGCTGGCGGCAAACGGCAACAGTATATCACCGACATTGGAAGAGGTAATGAATGAGATGGGAATACACACCTATAGCTTTACATTGGCGGCAAAAGAGGAAAAAGACCTTGGCGACTTGGGGTACGGTATGTATTTGCTTGCATCCCCCAACAATGCAGCAACTGCTATATTTGCTTTTGGTTCCTATTCAAAAGGTTTTGTGTCAGATGCAGGTTCAAATTTTTACTGTGATTATACAGATGGGACTAAAGGTGTTGCTTTCGGTCGAAAAACGACAAATGGTAGCTTTTTTATCAAAAACAACAGAAGCACTGACACATGAGGATGTAAATTAAACTGTGTCAGCAAGGAATAAAGTATTAACTTTGCTAACACAGTTTTTTTTATGAAAGAAGAATTTGATTTCGAGAGTATCAAGAACAAGGCCATTGAACAGCTGAAAGCCGGCAAGCCTTTGTTGGGTAAGGACGGCGCCTTTGCCCCACTATTGGAAAGTATATTGAATGCAGCCCTGGAAGGAGAGATGGATGCACATTTGACAGAAGAAGAACGCCAGATGGGTAACCGTCGTAACGGAAAGATGCAAAAGCAGGTTCAGACTCCCTTGGGCGAAGTAACCGTTTCCACTCCCCGTGACCGTAATTCGAGTTTTGATCCCCAGTTTATCAAGAAGCGTGAGACTATTCTGGCAGAAGGTGTTGCTGACCGTATAATTGGCTTGTATGCAATGGGAAACAGCACAAGGGAAATCAGTGACTGGATGGAAGAAAATCTTGGGAATCGTGTTTCGGCCGACACAATCAGTTCCATCACAGACCGTGTACTTCCGGAGATAAAAGCATGGAAATCACGGATGCTTGATTCTGTTTATCCTATAGTCTGGATGGATGCCATTCATTACAAAGTAACGGATGAACGTGGCTGCGCGGTAACCCGTGCAATCTATAATGTACTGAGCATTGACAGGGAGGGACACAAGGAGTTACTTGGAATGTATATATCAAGGAATGAGGGAGCAAACTTCTGGCTCAGCGTGTTGACAGACCTTCAGAACCGTGGAGTTGAGGATATTCTCATTGCCTGTATAGACGGTCTGAAGGGGTTTCCTGAAGCCATTCAAAGCGTTTATCCTAATACAGCCGTACAGCTTTGTGTAGTACATCAGATACGTAACTCCATCAAGTATGTAGGATCCAAGAATCAGAAGGAGTTCTTAAGGGATTTGAAATGTGTCTATCAGGCAGTCAATAAGGAATCCGCAGAAAATGAGCTCCTCAAGCTGGATGAAAAATGGGGTGAACAGTATCCTGTCGTTATCAGATCCTGGCAGGACAACTGGGATAAGCTGTCCGAATACTTCCAGTATACTCCGGTCATCCGTAAGCTTATCTATACCACAAATACCGTTGAGGGGTATCACCGTCAGATCCGCAAGGTAACAAAAAACAAGGGCGTGTTCCCATCGGATACAGCCCTTGAGAAACTTGTTTATCTTGCATACCGCAATATACGTAAGAAATGGACCATGCCACTGGCCAATTGGGCTACCATCTCGCAACAACTGGCTATAAAGTTTGGAAACCGGTTTAAATTATTGTAATTTTACGCTCGTCGGGACGGGTGGTCCCGCCCCTTGGCGCGGGCCGTTCCCCGACCGATGAGTTTTCTAGAGATAAATAATGCGTGACACAGTTTATTTTACACTACCCTGACACATACATAGTTTTAAAAAGGATTGGTACCTTATGATAGTGGTTCTGCAAGCCATGTGGATTTTCATTCTGGTTATGCCCGTTCTGACCGAGATGGCCGGAACGGGTAATAAATACTATTATCAGATTAGGTAAGAGTTACTGACTTCCAATCGCTCCATTTATCTGTCCAACTCACCCGTATCTTCATTGCTACGGCTGGGTGATACCCATTAAAAGCAATCTGCACAATAGGATTACCGAGTCCTCCTCCAGCAACACCAGTTCCATTAAACACGAGCAACATTCCATAAGATACTACGCCAGTATTATATATGCCGCCGTTTATTCCATAAAATCCGGTAGTTGTGTAATCATCAAGATTAGATGTGACATCTCCTCTCCCTTGAAACAAACTACTCAATAAATCACTCTTCTTAATCTTCACCTGCGAACCGTTAGATGATTCTGCGTATATATATGCCGCATCCGTAGCTTGAGCAAAGCTGTTCATTTTAATATCATCATCTGCCATACTTAACACATTTAAGGGGCAGAAGATAAGGCAGAAAAAGTAGAATGAATAAATTGCTCTATTATAAGTAATTTATATTCGCCTCCACGACGTATAAACAATCTTTTCTCCATCACCTTTCCCCGTTCGTAAATTAACCAAATTATCATCTGGAACAATTTGTAAAATTCTTTGGGAAGCAATAACATCACCTTTCCCTGACCTCTGTATATTAATACAGAATGAATAGGTCGCAGGAGAATTTAGAATCGCCGCACTAATACTATATATGGATATTCCAGACTCTTCGTTTTTGTATATGCTATTTAAATCTGAGTCTGGTATGCCACCTGCAAATCTAACAGAGGTAATATATCTTTTTACAATATCAATAAAATCACTCTTCTTAATCTTCCCCTGGTTATTTCCTTTCTCTACATATACATAATCAGCATCCGTCACTATCTGGAACTGGTTCATCGCTATATCTTGCTTCTCTGCCATAACTATTACACATTTAAGGGGCATAATTTCCGGATGGAAATTATACTCGATTTAACATTTTGTTTTTATTCTCGTTTTGTAAATTATAAATCAAATTTTCCCGTAGTATCTGAAGAACTCAAAAGGAGTTCTCACATCAAGATAACCGTCTACCTCTTCGTTAGCTTCCGCTTCCATTTCAAACGCTGAATTTCCGTAAGCCTTATCACCCACATTCACCCAGCATCGGTTACGGCATAAGTGATAAACGTATGAAATCGCATACTCCAACCCATACTGAAGGTAGAACCACAACGGGCAAAGTAGATATACCCATAAGTTGAATCCGGTAAACAGCATGATTACCGTCAGCAGCACAGCCGATGCAATCATACATTCTTCCCATTGGCGCACATGAATCGCCTCATGGTTAAGTGCACTCTGCTTCATCTCCTCCTTGCTTTTCTTGGTGAAGACGAAGCATCCCAATGTGATGGTGTTGTAGCCCTGCCACAGCAGCCATTTTGCTAACTTGCTTTCATAAAAAACTTTCATAACACTGATATTTTAAGTTCTCGATTCCGCTTTTCCTGATATTAGAACCCATTTCACCCCATCCTTTACGCCATCAGAGTATGTCGCTACGGCCTTGAATTGAGCAAGGGAAAGCGACGGGACAACTATTTTAGAATAGTATTCTCCGTCTATGATAAAGCTGCCTCCACCTGCGACTTTTATGCTTGCAGGTGCTGTAAGACGGGTATAGATTCCTCCATTATACAGCATGCACTCTCCACCTTCATAGTCTGCCGCATTCGGCAGGTATATTGTTTCCTCTTGCGTTGGAAGTGAGTATATCCGGGATATTTCAAAGTTCAACCCGGTATTGAAATCCAGGTAGTATTCATACGAATCGGATTTCGACTCCAGAAGTTTCAGCTTTCGGAAAATTGAGGCGTCCTGGAACACATTACCATTGGCATCCCATCGGATATTGCCTCCGGCCAGGAACCCAATGCCACCATTCTCCCCGTCAATCTGGCACATGGCTTTACCGGTTTTATCCCTTGCCAGTACATTCTGTACCACCAAATCATCCACATAGATTTCATCGGAACGTATCTTTCTTGCTAAGGCCAGGTCCATGGCTACAAACATATACTGCTGTGCCGCCTCCCAATTAGCATCACCGTCTATCGAGGTAGGTGCGACAGTGACCGACGTACCGTATGCCCGTACCCTGAACGGAATGGTGCGATTGTTAAATGTGGCCAGTACGATGTCATGGTAATCTTCATTCCACACATACGTGTTACCTTTGGCGAAAAAACCTCTCGGACGCGGCTCGCTGGCGTCTCGTCCGCTTGCTCCGTCATAGCTGACACCCACTGATATCTCCGCAATGAAACTGTCATTCCATGCCGAAGCGTCAGCCTGGCTCTGGTAACAGCGGACTGAAAACGTTGAATACCCTGCAGAAGCGTTGACCGTAATCTCGGAAGCCCTCGAAGGCCCTGCGATGGCGCTCCATATCCCGTTGCTGTACCCCCGTGCGGTCAGATATCCGTCCGGATAAGTCAATGTGGCGCTACCAAGCGTCCGCTTGGCATAGACGCGGAAAGCTGAAGGAACAAGCGAACCGGCATTGCTCACCCGGATATTGCTGCATGTACTGATGAGATAGACCATGCCGCCGTCTGATGTCAGTTGTTCCCATTCGTCGGTGTTCACTTCTTCGGTAATAATATAACCGTAGGACTTGCCGCCGTTCTGGGTCTGAGTGATTCGCCTCCCGTCATGAGTTGTCTGAGTCCATAGAGGTGGATTCGAAGTGTCAACCTTTGAGAGCCAGGAGCGACTCCCCATCGTACAGATGGTGAGCTTTTTGTATGGAGTATTAGCCGTGCGCCACTCACCGCCAGCCTTGACGGATTCGCCGTCACCGCCAGGTTTTCCTGGATTACCGTCGTTGCCGTCCACAACCATGGGTATAGTTTCCCGGTCCACGACCTGCCCACCCACGTAGAACACGAACTGCAGCTGCGTCGTGAAGTTCTTCGGGGAAATGGCCGTGCCGTTCTGTATCTCGACCTCCGAACCACCGTCCTTACTGTATTTCAGCACACCGTCAGTCGTGATGGAAGTGGTACCGCCTACAGACTTGGTGCGTGTGCATGACACGCTTGCCACACTGTAGGTACCATCCTTCCGCTTGCTTACTGAAGATACGGAAGGCACCAGCCTATAGAGTATCGCATCACTGCCCGGATTACCGGCACGTACACCGGCAATGGTGAACACCAGCTCACGGCTTATATCCGTATCCTGTACCGTAGCCGTAACGGTTATCCTGACCTCTGAGCGTGCAGGCATCGAAATTCCGGAAGCCACGGTAAACGCTATCACACCCGTATTGACATTGTAGCTCTCCGTGACACCTGCCGGGGTCACGCATGAGATGGACTTGAGCTGTAGTTTCTTCGTACCATACCACATGCCGACGGTTGTATTGAGCACGGACTGCGAAACAGTCTTTCCTTCGTATGTCAAGGCAATGCTCTCCATCTCGTTGTCGAAATCGGCTACAATGGCCGACTCACCGTCAAAGCCCCACTTGGCCCAGATGGCTGCCGGTGAAAACGCACTCCATACACCGTCCTTCTTCGTGCGGCAGCAAGCCCACTCGTATGGCAGGCTCTCGCTGACACCAATCGGGTCATCGTGCCAGCCGGACGGAACATAGTCATCCACCTGCGAGGTGGCAGGGGTTGCCGGAGCGATATTCTCTGTCGTATGCTTGAATATCCACTCATAATCCCTACCGTCACGCCCGTCCTGGCCGTTCTCCACCAGCAGCTCATACTCGGCCGTATTCAAGTCCCCGGTAATGGTATATCCGTAGCTCTTTCCACCGTTCTGCGTCTGCAGGATGCGTCTTCCCTCATTGGTCGTCTGAGTCCACATCGGAGGATTGTCGGTACCATCAGGAGCGACACATAAAAACACACGTCCGGCCATCTTGGTAATACCCATGTAAGGTATATGCTTTCCGGTCTGCCAGTCTCCGCAGTTGGTGATACCGGTACCCACATCTCCCTTGTCCCCCTTGGCCGCATATTTCAGCCAGTCGGCATTGCCGTCTGCCGGTTCTGTAGACGTGCCTTTCTCATTGACACATATCCATGAGCTGCCGTTATGCGTCACCTCATCATAATAGGCATACTTCTCACCCTTTTTCCACGTACCTTTAAATAGCGGTACCCGGAAAGCCTCGCCGGTGATGTCATCCACCTGGAATATCTTGCCGGACATGATGACGTGGCGAAAAACAGCCGAGTAGTTGTCGGCCGGAATGCCATGTACGGTACGGCCTTTCTTCTTGCCAATCCACGACATCTCTTGTGCCGGCTCGACATCCCATGTATTGGCGTGGTCAAAGAAAGTGATGCAGTTGTTGCCGCCCACCGTATCGATAAGGATGTACGTCTGTCTATCCTCATCCGTAAAGTTACCCGTCTGCGCCAATACCATCATTTTGCCGTCTTTTAATTGTAGAACAGCTCGTGAATTATGGTGGTTTTTGCCAGTCTTTTGCTTTCTACCAAGAACCCTATATGCGTGTAGTAAGTTTTCACCATCAGTAACCCATTCAAGATTAGTAACGCAATTATTGGTTTTATCACCGTCTATGTGGTTTACTTGTGGTAGGTTTTGCGGATTAGGTATAAAAGCATTTGCGACCAAGCGATGAACTTTAAATATGCGCTTTCTGCACCATACATTCAAATACCCCTTTTTGCTTTTTATGGGTATTAAAATGCGTCCATCTCTAAACCAATATCCTTTACCGTTCCAGCATTTCTTTGGCAAGGATTTTACCCTACCTAAATTTGATACTTGATAATCGTCTTCGTACCCTTCAATGTCTTTCCAAATTTCGTCCATACTTATTTCATTTAAGAGTGAATAATAAAGGCAGCCTTTAAAGTCGTGCAAAGACTGCCTTTGGATAATCGTGTTATCTCATAAGATTTGATATTGAAATAAGCCTTTCAATTAGCGTATCTTCTGATTCTTTAGTCATGCCTGTAATCATATAGCGTTTACAAGCTCTGAATGTCATTACAAAAACATCACGTTCTATTGGTTTATACTTTGTCATGAAAGCGTCCATACGTGGCGTATCAAATTGCCATAAATATTTGTATTGTTCATCTGTCAAACAATGTGTATTTATCTTTAAGCCATTCATGTAGAACTTGTTTTTAAAACGCACCAATCCGTTTCGTACCGATAAATGAGAGTTGTTAAATCCTTTATTAAATATTATTGCAGAAGCTATTTTTATCAGCTCAAGAAATGCCACTTCTGTAAATGGTAGATATGGTTGCACCTTTTCAGATATACTTCTTAATTGGCAGAACTGCTTACCTGTTAAGCAGGTTATATAGTTGCCATAGGGGTCTTTTCTCATAATCAAGCTATCTTTATAAGGTTGCACTTCTTGAAACATCTATACTCTTCTTTTTCAGTGTCCCAGTACACTTGCAGATTGTCATTCGGCTTTCTGCCAGTACCCTTTATCTCACCGATAAGATTCTCTTTGAGAGTGCCAAAGGCTTGACGTAACGTGCCGTCAGTCTTTTTGAAGTAAAACTCTACTATCTTCACTTTCAAAACTGCTTTCAGCTTAAAATTAGCCCATGCGCATTTTAACGCTTCACTCATTGAATGACCGTTCTTGCGAACAAAAGACCATGCCATTTGCATTACTTCTTTCATCTGACTTCTAAATTTTGTGCTCATACTCTTATATGTTTTAAATTATACTTTTAGTTATCATTTTGATGTTACAAAGCAAACTATAAGTATTCAATTAGCAAAATAGATATAGTTAATAAACTATAAAAAGAATACTTTTAGTTGTCTTATTTAGCTAATATGAAAACTTTGAGTAACTTTGCCATAAATAATGAGAGTAAACTAAATATATACATATATGAGATTTAGAATTTTAGAACTATGTAAAGAGGCAGGAATCAATCAAACTGAACTAGCTGAAAAAATAGGCTTGTCACGAGTTGGGCTATCAAAAGCAATTAATGGCAACCCCACTATTGGTACATTGGAAAAAATCGCCGATGCTTTGGGTGTCCCAGTAACTGAACTATTTGAGAAGTCAAACACCGGAGATATAGTAGGCTTCGTAAAAGTAGGTGATACCGTACATGAGGTGAAGTCTGCGGAGGATGTGAAGAATTTAGTTGGAAAATTGTAACAAATTAAATATTAAAGATATGAAATGTCCACATTGTCAGGTAGAAGTAAATGTAGATTTCTCAGAAAAATACATAGGAAAATATGGAAATATTTTTTATAGTCTATTCTATATGAGATGTCCAAATAGTGAATGTGATAAGCCTATTGTACTTTTGGGACAGGCAAACAATGCTAATCAATACCATGACGGTACAATATCTATAAAAGAACAACATTCCTGCAATTTTAAACAACTATTCCCTGTAGGAAGCGGTAGAATGCCTGCTGCTCCTGAAGTTGAATCTAAGTTTGCTGAAGATTATAATGAAGCCTGTTTGGTACTTCCATTTAGCCCCAAAGCAAGTGCAGCCTTAAGTCGTAGATGCTTACAGAATATAATCCGTCTGAAAGAAGGTATTAAAGAACGAAATCTCAAAACGGAGATTGATAAGCTAATAGCAACTAATAAACTCCCATCATACATAAGCGACAACTTGGAAATAATACGTGGTTTTGGGAATATTGCTGCTCATGGAATGGAAGACCAAGCTTCTGGTGAAATATTAGATGTAGAACCTAATGAAGCAGAGTTCTTATTGGACGTTTTGGAGCTTCTTTTTGATTTGTATTTTGTTCAAGCTGCTAAAGCTGCTAAGATGAAAGCTGCATTAAATCAAAAACTGACAAGCGCAGGACAAAAGCCTATACCATAAGTCGCATAGAAGAGGAGCTTGCAGAAATCAAGGAGGAGCAAGCGGCAAAGAATGAGCAAATCGGAAATAAGGGACAGAAAAACGCCTCTTAGTCAGAAAAATTATAGGGATTATAATTTTAGTACAAGAAAAATAGAATATTTTGCGGCAACATCAAAGAATTGCCGCTAATTTTTTGCTTGAATAGTTGTAGGTAATTAAATAATTACCTATATTTGTAGGGTAATCAATAGAGAAAGGTATGCCAACGATATTTATTTTATTTGGTTTTCGTTTTATGTTTTACGCTAATGACCATGAGCCTATACATGTTCATGTAATCAAAGGGGATGTAAGTGCTAAATTCACTTTATTTCCAGTTACATTAATCAAAAATAATGGCTTGAAGTCATCTGAACTGAAACTTGTAGAATCAGTTATAGAAGAAAATCAAGAAGTAATAGCAGAGCATTGGAATAAATTTTTTAATAAATCAAAATAAGTGGTTATGGAAAATATCATAGTTGAAAAGGTATGGTTGACTGATACGGAGGTATGGATACGTACCACTGACGGGAAGGAGGCATGTGAGAAGTTTTCAGATTTCCAAAGGCTGAAATGGGCTACTCCTGCGCAGCGCGCAAATTTCACAACGAGCCATGACGGAATACATTGGAGAGAGCTTGATGAAGATTTGAGTTTTGAGGGATTCTTTCGGGAAAGGAAATCTAATCCTCTTTATGATTTATTTATAGCTCATCCTGAATTGAATGCTGCTGCCATAGCACGACGTTTAGGTATTTCTCAGAGTTTGTTTGCTCAATATGTAAGCGGAACAAAGAAGCCGTCTAAGAAACGTTTTGAAGATATTATAGAAACAATACGTTCAGTAGGGCGTGAATTAATGGCTGTACCGGCATAAGTTACAATACTTTATTTAGGCGTGATTCCATTCGGTTTCACGCCTTTTTTATACCATTTTACGACAATCGTTTCATTGTCGTGTATCACCTATCTGATAATTTTTCACATAGCTTATTAATGCCGAAATTTACCGTAGAAATTTATAAATCAAATTCATACGGTATGACAATCTTAGAACAAATCTTGGCAGGGCTGCAACAGAAGTTTACTGGGGTGGACACTGCTATCTTAACCCGAATTGCCACTAAGAAGGCAGAGGGTGTAACGGACGAGACAAAGGTAAACTCCATTGTTGAGGGTATCAGCTTCTCGGACGTGCTAAATTCCTATGGTGATTTCCGTGCCGGGGATGCTTCCAAGACCGCAGTTTCCAACTACGAGAAGAAACATAACCTTAAAGACGGTAAGTCAATTGAGAATCCTAATCCCAATCCTAACCCTAATCCGAAGCTGGAAGATAAGACGGACGACATGGCGGCTATTATTGCTAACGCAGTGAGTGCAGCCGTTAAACCTCTTTCTGATAAGCTCGCTCAATTCGAGACAGAGAAGTTACAAGCTACCCGGCAGGAGCAGATTATGGCAAAGGCAAAGGAGTATGGTATTCCCGAAAACTACGCCAAACGATGCGCCATCAAGGACGATGAGGACTTGGACGCATATTTCAAGGACTTGAAGCAGGAGTTCGCAAATGACGGCTTCAAGGGCGTAACCCCTCCCGAAACGGCAGAAGAGAAGATTGAGAAAGAATCTGAATCTATCGCTAAGATGATTGACGAGGGAACGAAAACTATTGTTGAACAAAACAAGAATTAATTATGTCAGCAGGATTTAAGTATGATTTAGTTCCGCCCGTTGAGCAAGAGGAACGCTACGATGTCCAGACCGGTATTCGTAGACGTGGCCCGTTCAAACTCGACACGCAGAACCTGGTAGTGGGAAGTTTTCTTCCCGGATTTACACCGATTTGTGCGGACTTGAAAAACAAGTTCGCTTATGCGGTAATCAATGTGAGAGTTGTGGAAGCCTATACCACTGGTGAAGAGGCTTTGTCTATCAAAGTAGCCAAGAACTCTTTGGCTTATGTGGGTATGTTTGTCGGAAGTGGCAAGAAAGGTGCAGAAGTAACGGCAATTGATAAGTCTAATGCCGGTTATGATGTATTGACTATCAAGGCTGCTTTTGGTGAGAATATCGCCAAAGATGCCGTATTATTCAATGCGGTTGCAGTTGATGGTTTAAAGCAAAAGCATGTGGCTAATTCGGCTCTGTTTAACCGTACAAAGGTTGAGGACGGAATCACATTGGTTTCATTGCTTCGTACAGCCGCAGAAATTGAACCCTCAAAATTGGTTATGCCGTTCTCCGAGAACGATAAAGCCAACATGAAGGGATGGTTTGAATTTAACGAGTAAGGAGGTAGGATATGTTTTTAACGATTCAAACATTATTCGATGATGCGAATATTGTTTCCGCTATCATCAGACGTGTGAACCAGACACGCAAGGACACAATCTATTGGCAGCAGTATCTTACTTTCCGCAGAGTGACTACTCGTGTGTTCAAGGATTATATCGGTTCTGTAACCGGAGTTATGGCCGGCTCCATCAATTCGCGTTTTGGAGAGAAACCCATCCGTGAACGTCGGAACATCGGTTCCGGATATGGTGAGATTGCCTATTTGGGTGATGCTTATCAGATGTCTATTGACCGTCTTTCTGAATTGCAGGATTTGATTGACAAGTTCAATGCCGCTAAGCCAGCCGACCAAAAGGCTGCAATGGAAGAGATTGTAAACTTCCTGGCAGACGACTACCGTCAGATTACCCTTGCCGCCCACAAGCGTATGGATATTATTGTCGGTGCGCTGTTGATGCTTGGTGAAGCCACCGTTTACAACAAAGACGCTGCAATCACTTCCGGTCAGACCAATAATAAACTGCTGGAGATTACCCTTCCGTTCAATTTTATCAAGCCGAAAAGTGGAGATGTGGTTGTGGACGGAAAGAATATGTTTATCTCTTATTTGAGAGAGAAACTTCATTCCTTGGCACCGGACTATGGCGTTTATGCCAAGATGGTTATGACTCGTGCATCTTTCAACAAGCTTATTCTTGGTTCATCTGAATTTGGTGAGCAGTACAAGATGATTCTCGGCAGCAACGAAATGAAGTTGAGTACGGGATTGGTTTCCTCTTCTTTGGCTTCCGAAGTGTTCACCGGCATCGGTTTGCCGCGTATTGAAATCAAGGAGGACTACGTGAAAGACCAGACGGGAAAGAATGTGCAGATTTACGCGGATAACCGTATTACTCTGTTACCTTCTGACAACATTGGTTATATGCGCCATCATACCCCGTATGAAGCGACAGACCCAGTACAAGGACGTACTTATATCCCGTCAGAGGGGCAGATGCTTATCTCCAACTACCGTGACAAAAACGGTCGCTACATGGAATATACGGCAGAGTGGATTCCGCAGATTTCCAATCCAGATTTGATTACCAATTTCGATTTGAGCGAAATTGCATCCATTCAATCAGCATAAGGGGGTAGGATATGAAAGTAAAGGTTATATCAGTTTTCCGCGACAAGTTCACCGGAAAGTATTATACTCCCGGTGAAGTGATTGAAGTCGGTGAGGAAGCCCGTGTGCTGGATATGGAAAGCCGCAGACTCGCTGAACGGATTGAGGTAAAAAATCCCGAAGTGAAAGCCCCTGAAGAAAAGAAAGAGGTGAAAATTTCCCTCTTTGAAAAGGAGTTTGAGAAGAAGGCTTTGATTGATGCTTTGAAGTCTATCGGTGCGCAGGCTTCCGGCAATATGAAAGAGGAAACTCTTTTGGCTAAGGTTGCAGAACTGGATGAAGAATCAACAGCCAAACTGAAAGAAGCATTAGGTATCGAGTAAAAGGATAGGGTAGTGCTTCTACTCTTCCATTGTCTAATTTTATAAATCAGAAAAGGAATGAAGAATTTTATTTTTGCCATGTGTGGTTTTTTAATGATGTCTTTGGTTTCGTTGAGCGTGCAGGCATCAAGTGTGGAATCTCCTAAGTGTGAATACGTGAATCCATCGGTTGATGTTGGTCTGCCGGATATTCAGTTTATCACTTTGGAAACGGTTCCGGCTGATTGTGTTGTACTGACCATGACGCATCCCATGTTTTTGGTTGCAAATAACCCGGCTATGATGTGTTCGATAAAAGAGGGAATGGCTATTCAAGGGGTACGAATTAATGTTCCCAAATGTCCGTTCAGATACATCTATAAATCTAAACATTGTACGCATTATAGCTATACCGCATATAGTAAACTGATTACACCATATTGAATGATATCAGCCATGAGTAACAAGGAGTTTGTATTAAGCGTATTTGATAAGAACACCCCGTCTAATCTTGTAGTTGAAAATATACTTTCAAGAACGGGATTGGATGGTGAAGAACCTTTTGCCGAGGAAAATCGGGCAAGATTAGAGGTCGCTTGTGCAAAGCAAATTCCGTGGATGATACAAAATCCATCTTCGGTCAGCGAAAGCGGATTTTCTGTGTCTTGGTCTAATTATGTTGATAGCCTAATGAAATTGTACTCATGGCTGTGCAAACAGTACGGTTTGAAAGACGAACTGAGTAACAAACCTAAAGTGACTTTCTTATGATATTCGCTCCCCACATATTGCAGGTTAAGGTTATCACCCCGATGGATAAGGATGAGTTCGGCAGACCTATTCCCGGCACAGGTGGTGAGAGCTGGCAGGATATATGCAGATGCCGTTGTGATGATGTGAGTGCGGAAAAGAAAGTATCTATCAATGGTGCTTTGTATGATTTCAAGTACAAGGTAGTCTTTGACAAGCCGTCAAAGGTTGAAGCAGGTGCAGAGGTTCGTTGTTTGAATGCCGATGGAAGCATAAGAGGTGAAGGAGTTGCTAAAAGCCCTTTGGAAACAAACTATTTTTCCTATAGAGTAATATGGTTGGAATAGATGCAGACTTTTCGGATGTTGACCAGTTCTTTGAGGACGGAACAAGCGAAGTCGTTGCTGGCATGAAAGAAGAGGGAGAGGCATTTGTTGAAGATGCAAAAGCTACCGGAAACTATCAAGACCACACAAAACATTTGAGAGAATCGAATGATTATGAGGTTAATGAAGATGGCTTAATTCTGAAAAACGAAGCTGATTATGCTTCATTCGTGGAATCCAAAGGATTTGAAGTTGCAGGAAGTGCAGCGATAAGGACAGAAAAAAGATTGAAAGATAGATTTGAACGATGATAGTAACCACCGACATAGGAAACATCCTCTACCGGGACTGCAAGATTTTCGGAATAGACATAGTACCAGCAGGAGAAACGCTGACGGGTGAATTGAAGTCCGAAAGGATTGTCATCCACACGAAGAAACAACAGCCGGGAACTTATTGGAAGAAATCTTTCGCAGAAGTGAATCTATGTGTACCCAATTTAAGCGAGAATGAAGCGAACACAATCCGGCTTAACGAACTTGAAAGAAAGGCTGGCAAGCTGTTTGATGATGTAGTAAGCACCTATGATGGTATGACATATCGTTACTCTATTGATTCTATCGGTACAGAAGCGGACACAGCTTTGAAGTGTCATTATGTGAATGTGAGAATTTTGTTTAATGTATTAAATGTAAAATGATATGATTACAGCAGTAGAAATTGACGAACTGTATTATGCAGAACCGATTAAAACGGTTACTACTCCAGCTGCCGGATTAACAGGCGCAGAAGTAGCCACCATCTTGAAAAACGCAGCAACGAAGCGGGTCAAGAATGTGCATGGTGACACGTATCAATACGAAGAAGCAGAGGCAAGTGTAACTCGTTACAAAAACGCTTTGACTGGTGAGTACTACCGGGAAACGTCTGAACCGGGTGAGGTGAAAATCAACTTCACCATTGGTGAGTATGATTATGCTACAAAGGCTGATTTACAAGGTGGTAAAGCCACAGAAAAGAATTGGGAAAGAGGCAAGTATAAGCCTATTCATAAATGTGTGATTGGTAAAACCAAAGACGGAGTTTATGTTGTGTTTCCGAAAGCGGCTATCAATGCCCGTGGCTCTAATACCGATAAGGCTGTCGGATTGGCTGTTTCGGCCGTTCCCCTTTCCACAGGTGTAGATGGATTGGCTTCCGAAAAGTGGTTTGACGAATCGGAAGTTGTAGTGCCGGAAGGTTGATAATTTTTCAGTAAAAGGATTGTTTTCAGATGGCGGTGGGTGGTTGCTCACCGCCTTTTTAATTTAATGTTATGAATAATCAAGCAGCAAAAACGGTTTCTGATGCCCTATTAGGGCTGGATTTTAAAAATGTAGGGATAGGTGGAATCGTTTATACCATCAAACCGCCTACAATTAAAGTTATCTGTCGTGCCATTCATCATTTTTCCAATATCGCCCTGCGAGGAGATAATATCATGGAGGCTATTAAAGAGCTTCCTAAAGCTACTGAAGATATGCTGAAAGGTATTTCATGCTTCATCTGCGGGAATGATAGTTTGGTCAAAGAATTGGAGAACGGCACTTTTGAAGAAGTCAAAGATGCCTTGGAAGTCTGTTTCTCTATGATGGATATTTCGGCTTTTCAGTGTGTCAGCTCGATGAGGAACGTGTCGATGCTGGCAGCAAGACCGAAACAGTAGGAAACGCAACGTTCTTCGGGCAGATAGCCCATTTGATTGACACGCTTCATCTGAGTTATACAGAAGTGTTTGAGGTTATCCCTTATCGGAATTTGCTGATGATGCAACGGGATAAATTACACGCAGTATATGGTGGTCAAAAAGTGAATAGAATCAGTGGTAAGGAATTGGCTAATCGTAGGAAAAAGAAATAGATATGGCGAAATTATATTTTAAGGTAGGTAGTGACTGGGAAGAAGTTGTAAGACTTCGTAATGAAATTGCAAAATTAAAGCAGGAGTTAATGAGCATGGATGGCACGCAGTCTCCTGCTGCTTTCAAGGCTTTAAATGTTCAACTTGCTGCATCTAATCAAAGGTTGGATGAGTTGGTAACTAATGCCGCTAAAGCTGGAGCAGAGATGGAAACGGGATTCAAAAAAGGTATATACGATGGCGAAAAAGCTGTCAATTCCTTATCCGAAGAGATCATTAAACAAAAAGACATCATACGTGAGACACAGAATGATGTTTCAATGCTTACAGAACAATATAAGAAATTAGGAAAGTACGACCCTAAAAGACAATCTTTATCAGATGAATTAAACCGTGCAAAGGCAGCATTAGGAGAACAAAAGTATGCTCTTGGTGAATTACAATCACAACAAGCTCTTGCAAGATTATCTACCAAAGCTCTAAAGGATGAATACGCTTTGTTCAAGGATGAAAGCAAGGCTGTTGTTACCGTTAATGAAGGTGTAGGAGTCTCATTCAAGAAGACACTTGCTGCTATTGGTGGAATCGCAATGTTGAAACAAGTTGCTTCAAATGTAGTATCAACAGCTGGAATGTTTCAAAAGTATGAATCTGTATTAACTAATGCTCTGAATGGTAGTTCCGAAAAAGCAAAAGCATATCTATCTGACATAAATAGCTTTGCCGCAAAAACAAACTTCCAACTTGATGAACTGACGGATGATTTTATAAAATTCGTCAATCGTGGTATCACTCCTTCGATGGATGCCATGAAAAAAATGGGAGATTTTACCAATACAGTAGCAAAACCTTTCGACCAGCTAACAGAGGCGATACTTGATATAAATAATCCAGAGCGTTGGAAAGAGTTCGGTGTTCGTGTTCAAACAGAAGGGAATAAAGTTAAGCTTTCGTTCCGTGATATGACAGTTGAATGTGACCGAACAGTTGAATCTGTAATGAAAGCCGTTGAACAATTTGGCTCAATGAAAGGCGTTGAAGGCTCTACGGAAGCTATTGCAAAGACTATTGAGGGACAAATGTCAAACTTTGAAGATACAATAACTACTGCTTTGGCTGAGATAGGACTTACTAATCAAAATTTGATTTCAGGAAGTATATCTGTTGCTGATACTGTAGTTAAGAACTACGAAGTTATAGGGCAAAGTGTATTGGCTCTCGTTTCAATATATGGTGTTTATAGAACTGGGCTATTGGTGAACTCCATTGTTGAGCAAGGATTTACAAAGGCTATATGGGGAAAGGTTGCAGCAACCAAAGCTGCTACTGTTGCTCAAGCTACATATAACAAAGTTCTCGCAATGAATCCTTATGTATTAGCTGGAACTGCCATAGTTTCTCTTGGGATTGCTATGTGGACATTGGCAGATAATACATCCATTGCTGAAAAGGCACAAGAGCGTTTCAACAAGAAACAAGAAGAGTCGGCAAAACAAGAGAAAGAACGTAAACAAAAAATAGAGGGTCTTATTCAAAGCTCTCGTGATATTGCTTTGGCTGATTTGCAACGTGGGCAAAGTTTGGCAGAATTACGCAAGGAATACCCGAAGATATTCTCCCAGTACGACATAGAGAGCATCAAGTTAGCGGATATTCTTGAACTTAAAAGGCAGATTGCCGAGGAAGATTCAAAACGAGCCGGAGAAAGAGTTGCAAAAGATTTTGAAGCAGCTAATAAAGCGGTTTCTGATTATGAAAACACACTTTCCGCAAAACAAATTAATGGTGGGAAACTAACCCAGCAGGAAATTAGCAAACTAAAGGAACTTCGTTTTTACAGAGACGAATTTCTTGTTGAGAGAGGAAAGGGTATATCAGAGCAATTCATATCAAGCTTGAAAGATGTTGATATTAGCAAGTTTGACGAATATATTTCTGAACTTGAAAAACGAATCAAAGGAAAAGATGGGAATGGAAAAGTAAAGATGAAACTTCCAATTGACGTGGAAGGTTCTTTGTCTGATGAAGCAATTTATGAGGTAAAAGACATTAAAAATCTTATAGATACGGCTAAATCAACAAAACAAACCCGTATTGAAACCGAAAAGAATAAGACTACTTACCAACAAGACCTTGCAGCAGCTAAAGCCGATTGGGAAAAGGCAAAGAAAGGTTATGAAGTATTACTTAAAGACCAAGAAGCTACATCGGAGCAGGTGAAAGATGCCAAAGGCAAGATGGAAGCTGCCGAAAAGAAATATAAAGACTTAGGAGGAATTACTGGAAGCTCGTTGACTAAGCAGGAAAATCAAGCCAAGAAAGAAGCCGCCAAGCAACTCAAACAGCAAGAACTGCTTGCCGAACAACTCCTTTCCATTCGTCGGAAAAACCAGCAGGATGAAATCAACCTCATGGAGGATGGTACTGAAAAGAAGCTGGCTCAGATTGACTTGGACTATCGAAAAGAACTGGATGCTATTAAAAAACAGCGCAAGGATTGGGAAACGGAGCAAGGTGGAAAACTGACAGATAAACAAGAGGAGAAACTTGGCACATGGGCTTCTAATGCCGCTAAAAAAAGAGAAAGCGATATTGATTCAACAAGTAAAGCCAAACTTGAAGCCGACAAAAAAGCATGGCAGGAGTATTTCATTGAGTTCGGCAACTACCAGGAAAAGCGCAAAAATCTTATTCAGAAGTACAATGACGAGATAGCCAAACTGCAAACCGACAGCCCGGAGTACGCTTCCAAGGTAGCCCAAAAGAACAAGGCTCTTGAACAGCTTGATGAACAGTTCGGTCACTCCACAAAGGCGATGGCAGACCTCTTTGAAGATGCCAGCAATAAGTCCGTTTCCGCTATTCAGTCCATCATTGACAAATACGAAACCCTTGTCAAGTACATGTCCGGTACTGATAAAGACATTTCTATTGCTGATTTGAAAGGAATGGGCTTTACCGATAAAGACATTGAAGGGATAGAAAAAGGGGAAATATCCATCAAGGATGTTACAGACGCAATCAAAGGGTTAAAGGATGAACTTAAAGGCAAATCACCGTGGCAGGCTTTCGTCTCTGACTTGGAGAAAGGGATAGAAGCCATAAAAAAGGGTGGCAACGATTCCAAGAAAATCGGTCAAGGAATCACCGATATAGGAAATACTGTGACGTCTTTTGCCCCTGCATTGAATGAGTTTGGCTCAAGTATCGCCGACATATTCGGATTTGACGACAGTAAGATAACAAGTGCCATTGATGCGCTTGGCGGCTTAGGACAAACGGCATCCGGGGTCGGGCAAATCATGTCGGGTGATATTGTCGGAGGCGCAATGAGTGCGGTTTCTGGAATTTCCTCTGTAGTGTCCGCATTGGACGGGATGTTCGGTGCCGATTATTCCCACTATAACGAGATGGTTGAGGAGTACACCAGGCTCAATGAGATATGGGATGAGCTGATAGACAAGAAGCAGGAATACATCAGCATTTCCTACGGCATGGAGGCAGACAAGGTCGGAGAAGAGGCGCTTGGCCTTGTTGAAAAGCAAATTGAGGCATATCGCCTACTGGGAAAAGAACGTCTTAATTCCGGTGCATCCGCAGGTTCCCATTCCATTGGCAAGCGGATGGCAAAGAACACCTCGTCAAGCGACTGGCAGGACATTGCCGACGCACTCGACATGTCAGTCAATGCCGCCAAAGAGTTTATCGGGACCGGAAGAATGACCGGACTGTTTGACCTCACTGTTGAGCAATTGGAGAAACTTAAATCCGAAGCTCCTGCCTTCTGGGCGAAGATGGACGGTGACGTGCAAGAATATTTGAACGGCATTATAGATGGAGAGGAAAGGATTGAGGATATTCAGAACCAGATTAGTGAACAACTGACACAGACAACGTTCGATAGCGTTTTCGACAGTTTTGTGGATACCCTCATGGATATGGGCAGTTCCGCGAAAGACTTTTCTGACAGTTTCAGCGGATATATGCAGCGTGCCGTGCTTACCACAATGGTAGGCAACAAATTTACCGAGGACCTTCAAACGTGGTACGATGCCTTTGCCCAGGCCAATAAAGACCAAAGAGGCATTACGAAGGAGGAGATGGAGGCTCTTCGGAAGCAGTATGACGCAATTGCCGGTTCCGCACTTGCCGAACGTGACAAGCTTGCGGAAATTTTCGGATGGACCAAAGAGGATACCGACAGTAGCACGGATAACTATGAGGATTTCATCGGTAGTATGCAGAGTTCTCTTACTTCCCTTGATGTGACGGCCAAGGATGTTTCTGATAATATCTATGATTACTTCCGTCAGGCAATGATTAACGCTCTGTATGAAAAGGAGTACAAGAGCAAGATGGAAGAGTTGTACAAGACCTTTGAAGGGCTTTCCAAAGACGGATTGTCCGAGAGTGACATGGCACAACTCGGCTCTCAGATTGACCAATACATTGAGCAGATGATGAAGGGCGTAGAGGACGTTAATAGTTTGTTTGCTGACAAGCTGAAGAACGCCGAAGACTTGCAGTCGTTTGTTGATAGCGTCAAGTCTGCCATGTCCTCTGTCGAAGCCACTGCCGAGGATGTGACAGACAACATCTTTGAGTACATCCGTCAGCAGATGGTTGATAAGATGTTCACTGATAGCTTCCAACCGCAGATAGAGGAGTTATACAAGAAGGTTCAGGAAGCCATGTCTGACGGTGACATAACCGGCGCTGAAAAGGATGCGTTAAGAAACGAAGCGGAGAAGTTGGCTAACGACATTACGGCCGCTAAGGATATTCTGAGTGATACTCTTGGCATTACTGAGAGCAACCTAAAGAAAGAACTTGAGGAGGAATTCAAATCATTCTCCGATGGGATATTAAGTTCCTTGTATGATACGGAAGTTACTGCTGAGACTGTTGCCAAGAATATCTCCGATTCCATGCGGAAAGAGCTTATTGAGGCAATGTACCTTGAACAGTACGAACCGCGTATCAAGGCCATCTGGGAAAAATGGAAGGAATACTCAGAGGATGGACTTGTAACCGATGAAGAGCGTACAAACATCAAGAATGACATTGACGGGTTGAGCAAGGAGGTCGTCGATGCTGCCGGGGAAATCAGTGACGCGTGGAAAGACTCTGGAGAGGAGGTAAGGAAAGCGTTCAACTCTTTCTCCGACAGTATCAAGAGTGTGCTCTATGACGCAGAAGCTACCGCCGAGGACATAGCCGACAATATCTATCAATATATGCGCAATGCCTTGGTGGATTCCATGTTTACTGCCCAGCTCCAGCCTCAGATTCAGGCCTGGTATGACAAATATACCGAATTTATGAAAGACGGTGCCATTGATACGGCCGAGCGCAAGACTCTGGACGAGATGATAGCCGAAATTCAGAAAGCCGGTGTCGACATTGTGGATGCGGCTAACAAGCTTTTCCCCACTCTTGATACGGGAGCCATCAACCGTGCGGAAGAAGCCGCCCAGGAAGCGGAGAACGCCCGTAATGAAGCTGAGCAGGAATGGGAGTCGTTCTCTGATGGTATTCTGAATTCCTTGTGCGATATAGAGGCCACAGCGGAGGATATTTCCGATGACATGAGCGAATACATGCGCAAGGCTTTGATTAAGGCCATGTATGTGGAGAACTTCAAACCGCAGATGCAGAAGTGGTACAATGAGTGGAAAAAGGCCATGGGAGATGACGACTTGACTTCCGAAGAAAAGCAGCTCCTCGACTCCATGAAACAGACGATGGTTGACGACATGAAGAAAGAAGTTGATGCCATCAACCAGTTCTTTGGAACCATGTTTTCACAGCAGGCGAGTAGTAAGGGTTTTGAAGCCATGTCACAAGATACCGGCGAAGAACTTAACGGACGTTTTACAGCTTTGCAGGTTGCCGGGGAAGAAATAAAGAACCAGTCCATTCAACAGACCGGTTTACTTTCATCCATCAATGGCAAACTTTCATTGCTCAATCTTAGAAGCGGGGATGTCCCAGCTTTGTTATCTGGAACTCCTAATTTCGCAGATAGAGCCAAAGAGACAATAGCGAGCGGCTATCAGTCGCAGGTACATGTTGTTTTCCCGACAGAGGACATAAAGGCATTGACCGATAAAGTCTCCAATATGGAAAGAATCGTAGATGAAATGAGAACATTCCAAGTAGAAGGTAACATGGACCGTAGAGATATACTTGAAAACTCTGTTATTCTTGCCAAAAATAGTCCGCGAATACTCGATAATACAAATGATATCAAGCAGGATATAAAGAATCTATAATAGTTATGGCAGAATTAATAATAAACGGAAGAGAAGCCCTAAAAGAGTGGGGTGTTAGAATGGGAGATAACTTTCTTGATGTACTGGGAGCACCGGTACCTCTGAAAGAGTTTATAGAGAATAAATCACGCTTGGAACATGGGAAACAAGTTCTTATGGATAACCCCAAGCTTGATGAGCGTGAGTTAACTCTTGTTTTTACAGTAGAAGGTGATTCTCCTGCCGATTATCAGGCAAAGAAAACAGCTTTTTATGAAGAACTTTACAAAGGTAAAATTGATATTCAGATTCCTGAGAACAGTAGTGATATTTATCATTTGCTATATTTAGGAAAGAGCGTTTCTTATGCCCAAAGCTTAGACCGGACATTTGGGAAAATATCAGCCAAATTCTGTGAGTACAATCCATCTAACCGTGTTGTAGGCTAGAAATTTACGACATTAAATTCATTGTCGTGTATGGAAGCTCTAATTTTTAGGGCTTCTTTTTTTTATGTCCGACCTTTGTTTACATGATAGATATTAAGGACATACAAGGCAATACCCGCTTTTCAACTGGTATCAATCCCGGTGCAAAAGGCAAGTTCTCTTTAATGAAAGAGGACTATGTCGTACTACCTTTTAATACTCTGTCCCCAGTCGATTTCCAAGTAGGTGATTACGTTGACTTGCGTGGGGTACTCGATGCCTCCATGGGCGGTAAATTGGCAAAAATCTATCAGATTGTAGATATTCCCTATCCGACCTACAAGAACGGAGGCTACTCCTATGAACTTCGTTTTGACGCTTACTATTTCAAGTGGAAAACAAAGATATTCAAGTACACCCCGGAGTACGGAGGACTGGAAGCGTCCTGGTCCCTTACCGCTTCACTGGATGTCCAGATGGGTGTATTCCTTCGCAATTTGAAAGCTCTTGGTTATAAATATGAGGGAAAAGACTTCGTGTTTTCCATTGACGATAGTGTCGAGAACTCCTCCAAATTGATGACCTATGACAATACCAACCTCATTGATGCTATGTTCAGCATGGCTGATAACTGGGGTTGTGATTGTTGGGTAACGGACCATGTCATCAACTTCGGACGCTGTGAGTTCTCCGACGCTGTTAAGATAGAACTGGATAAGGAAGCCAAGGACATGAGCCGGAGTGACAGCAAGGGTACTTATGCCACAAGAATCTATGCGTTCGGTTCAACAAGAAACATCCCTACCAACTATCGCCCGGTAGACCAGACCACTGTTGTCAACGGTATCGTCCAGAAGCGCCTTATGCTTCCGGCAGGCACTCCATACGTGGATGCCCACGAGGGCTTGACCGATTTGGAAGCTGTCGAAGCCGTTGTTGTATTTGATGACATCTGCCCCAAAAGAGTAGGTGAAATCACCGGTGTAAGCTTTTATGAGAGCGAGGTAGATAATGAAGATGGTACAAAGACAAAAGCTACCTTCTACCGGTTCAAGGATTCAGGCATCAACTTCTCGAAGAAATACATCCTTGAAGGACAGGAACTCAAAATCAGGTTCGAATCCGGCAAGCTCAACGGCATGGAGTTCGGTGCTGCCTTCAACCCTCTTGGCCTGACCGAGAAGAACGACGACGGCACATGGAATCCTGACGCCCAGCTTTGGGAGATTATCCGTAACGAGGACTACGGCAGACCCCTGCCGGATGAAGTGCTGTTTCCGGCAAAAGGTGACAGATATGTGCTGTACGGCTGGAATGCCGGGAAGATAACCGAACTTGGGTTGGTTGCTATTGCCGAGCAGGAATTGCTTGCCACCGCCAGGAAGTACGTGGCAAAGGCCTGCATCGACGACGGTACCTATACGGCTACGCTGAACTCTGTTTGGGTGCACAAAGACCCAATCAATCACAGCTTTGACATCGGCCAGCGCATCAACCTTGTCAATCCCACCTATTGCAATGGTGGGCGCTTGTCCCGTGTCATCGGCTTTGAAATCAAGCTGGACTTGCCTTACGACTCCCCACAGTACACTATCGGCGAGAGCACCGCCTATTCCCGCATTTCCGACATAGAAGGTAAGGTCGAGGAGTTGACTTTCAAAGGTCAGACCTTCACCGGTACCGGCGGCAGCAACATCTATGTCATCAAGACCAACGACGCTACGGCCGCAAGCAACTTCAATGTGTTCTCAGCCTTGCGTACCTTGAGAATGTTCCTCCGCAAGGACGCAAGCGACGTAGCGGAAGAAATCATAAACTTTTTGAAGGGATTGCTGATAGGCAAGAACGGCAGCGGTATCACGGTACGCAAGGACGGCACCTCGCAGGCTGTCGTTGACCGTCTATATGTGAAGATAAAGGCCGTCTTTGATGAATTGCAAGTCAAGAGAGCTACCCATGTAGGCGGTGAACAAATAATCACCCATGCCGGTATGAAGTGCATCCGCGTGGAGGAACTGGAAGACGTCTACCGCTGCAGTTTCCTTGCCGAGCAGGACGGTGAGGCGATAGCCAACGAGTTCAGTGTAGGCTCGCTGGCGCAGGCAAAGGAGTGCAACATCGTCGAAGGAACCACTCTTAATGCCTCCAACCGCTACTATTGGCGTGAGGTCGTGGCCGTGGGACGTGACTACATCGACTTGTCCAAGACCATTTGCGGTGAGGACAGCGATGTTCCCCAAGCGGGCGATGACATTATAGGATTGGGCCACCGTACAGATGTAGACCTTCAAAGCGCAATCGTGCTATCGTCTACCAACGAGACATCCCCGTCTATAACTTTCTACACCGGCATTGACGACTTCAACCTAACGGGGAAAGATGTAATCTCCTTCGGTGTTGACAAATCCACCGGGCATGCCTACATGAAAGTGTACGGTACTTCCTATATCGGCGCCCGTGATGAGAGCACTTACATCAAGTACACACCGGAAGGTGGCGTAGAAATCAAAGGGCGATTCCTTACGATGGCCGGTGAGGACATCCTGACAATGTTCACTGTCATTGAAGGACTTATCAAGTCTGAAATCTCATCCGTGCGTGATGAAATCAATGCCCTGAACAATTACCTTAACAATGCGTCTTTTGCCGCTGACATGCAGTACTGGACCGGTAGCAGCAACATACGCATCTTCCGAGTTGACGGTCGGCTGCTGTACTTCAACAGTAACTTCTATGCGAACAAGGAATCTTTCGCCGATATAGTAAGCGAACGCGCAAAGAATGTGCTACGCCTTAAGAACAGCTATATCGAGCAGGTCAACTCAGACTTTTACCGCCATCCGGATTTTGAGACCTTCGACGAACTCAAGCGCCCCCGGCAGTTCACTATCTCTTTCAAGTATCTGGTGAAGCGCCCCGGCACTCTTGCCTTCCATTTCAAGAACGAGAACAAAGAAGGTTTTGAGGAATACACCCCGATTTCCTTTTCTAAGGACCTATATCCCAGTACTGAATTCAAGCAGATGGAGATAACCGGTAAGTGGAACGGAACCGGTGATTTCCACATGTCTTTTACCGGTGACATGTACTTGTATGCACTTACGCTAACCGATGATGCTCTTGCTGACTTGCGCGAGGAATTCAATATGCGTTTTGAACTTACAGACAAGAAGATTCAGGCGAACCTTGACGAAATCAGAAGCACGGCAGGCAAGCTTGAAGAGTATCACAGTGAATTCCTGCTTACCGCGCGCAACCTTGAAGCGAAGTTCACGGAGGACCTGACGAATACTGAGAGTCGTATAACGCAAGAATACACCTCTGCTATCGACATCTCCGCCCGTGGTCTGAAAGCTGAATTCACGTCCGGTCTTGTAGGCCTTGAGACTGGAATCACCGAAGCATATAAGTCTGCTATTGACATATCGGCCCGCGGTCTTCGTGCAGACTTCAGTGCGTCCGTCTCTGACCTGGACGGCAAGCTGTTCGCCCATGCAGGCAGCTTTCATGTGACTGCCGAGAAGATAGAAAGTATGGTGACCGCCACAAACAGCCTGAAGGGTACCGTGGAACAGCATACCTCAGCCATCAGCCAGACGGCCAGCCGTATAGACCAGTTCGTGCAGAAGATAACCTTCGATTCCAAAGGTAACATTACCAATATCGACAAAGCCGGTTTAGTGACGGAGAGCAATATCGCCACCATGTTTGCGGAAAAGGTCGACCCCAACGGTGATATCGTCAGGCGTGCTCAAATCAGCGCGTTCATCACCGAAGGCGAAGCGGGCAGGCTGATATCCAATGCTACAATCGAGGCTGACCGGATAAACTTTACGGGAAAGACCATCATCAACGGCAGTTTCGTGGTCGATACAAACGGGCGTGTGACGATGAACGACATCACGGCAAACAACCTGACTCTAAAGGGCAGCATAACGGGCACGGATGCTACGCTGAACGGCATTACAGCTAATAATCTGACATTAAAAGGCAATATCTCAGGTATTGACGCCATCCTGAACGACATTACTGCCAATAACCTTACGTTGAAGGGCAACATTACCGGGGTGGGGGCTACACTGAATGATATCACCGCCAATAATCTTACCTTGAAAGGGAGTATAACGGGCAGGGATGCTGTCTTGAACGATATCACCGCGAACAACCTTACCCTGAAAGGTACCATATCCGGTGCCAATGCCACGCTTAACGATATCACAGCCAATAATCTTACGTTGAAAGGAAATATTTCCGGTGCCAACGCCATATTGAACGGCATCACCGTAAACGGAAAGATAAACGCCTCCAGCGGCCGGATAGGTGACTATCTGTATCTGCATGGTAACGGTATATCCACCAACTCGAGAGCGTTCGTGACCGACCTTACAGATAGCACTACGCAATTCGAACTCAGCAAGAGCTACTATCTGCATGCGATAGCGTCGGACGGAGGAGCCAATAGCATCCTGATAAGGCCCTACCAGACTATGGAAGCGGGCACAGTCAAAGGGGTGGTAACCATCTCTGCAACCATTCCGGGGCGCAATAGGGCCATACACGTATCTTCCGGCGAGAGCTATTTCGGTGGTGATGTGATAGTGGGGAAGATGTATGCTCCGTCCTCCGGGACTCTGGAAATTGCCGGGCCGCTGAAGACGCAAGGTGTATACCGGAATACTGACGTGATACTCTCTTCGGTTACAAGGTACAGCATTAAGGCGACCGACCACACACTGCTTTTTTACGGCAACTGTACTATATCCCTTCCGTCCTCTTCTGACGGGCATGAGATATGGATAATGCCGAACGGGAATACCATCAGTTTTCCTTCCGGTACGTTCGCGAACTCTTCCAGGACGAATATCAACGGGCGTGAATGGCATGTGATAAAACGGGTTTTGGGGAATTGGTATCTGTCATGGATGAGTATATAGAATAATTAAAATAAAAAGTATGAAAATCAACTTTAAGAAAATCGAGGCCCAGACCTCATTCGAAGGCGCCAAGCAGACCTTCGACGTAGCCGAAACGGTCGGCAATGAAATGATGTACAACGGAAGTATCCTTCTGGATATAGGCTTTGAAGACCTGGTACGGGAAATCTACTACTCGAAAGATGCGGTGGAAATCCCGGAACAGTATTGCAAGGCTCTTGAACTTGTGGTGAAGAACTCGCGGCTCATAGCTGCCGTGAAACGTGCGGTAATTAACCAACTGAACGTCATCCAGCCATCTTAAATCAATTCTGAAAATTATGGTATTGGAATCAAATCAGTTCAACCAGCTTGTAGAGGAGGTGAAGAAAGCCCTTCTTGTCGGCTCCCAAGGTGTGGGCGATGTGGAGATTGTCGATTCGCTGGCCGATATCGTGAGCCTGCCCGCCCTCCGTCTTGCCGGTATGGAAGAATCGGTGGTCGAGGCACCGCTTGAGTTGCTGTCTGCCCCTGCTGAGGAAGCTGCTGAGGAAGTGCGCAAAGCCGAAGCGGAGCGTGTCATAGTGGAGAACGCACG